ACGCCGGCCGATGGCACGCGCCACGAGGAACGCGACCCGACGATCTCCGCCCAGCTTCCGGCTTACCCAGAGCTCGATCGGAGCCATCGGTGGCATGCGGCCCGGCGCGCGGCCATGCTCGACCGAGGCCACCTTGATCGGCACGTCGGTCGAGTAGACGCGACCCTGCACCACGAGCGCGGACGCGGCCACCTGATGCGTGATGGACTGCCGCAGATGGCCGGTTGCGCCAACCGGAGTCGCGGCGATCACGCCAGATTCCGCGTCGAGCGCGATGCCAGTAACCGTCCGCTCCAGCTCAGCGCCGATCACCTGCGGGGCACGCTGCAACGCGGCCCGCAGGCGCGCGTCGTCAACCCGGATCTCCAGGCTCATGAGGTGCGCCGATGCGTGAGCCGCCCGACACCGGGCGCGTAGGTGGATGTCCACTGCACACGCGAGAGCGCAGCCGCGCCACGGGCTGGCACGCTGGCCAGTAGCCGATACGACGCCAGCAGCGCCCGCGCCTGCCGCGATGCCTCTTCCGAGCGTGAGCCACGATCGACGGTGTCAACGGCGATGGTGTTCTCTTGCTCGTGCAGCCAGTGCGCGGCCAGCAGGAACAACCCCTGCGAGCCAACCAGCGTCACGAACGCTTCGTCGTGCCGTGTCGGGATCGTCGTTGCGACGGCGCTATCAAGCCCATTGAGCGTGTGCGGTGCGCTGAAGGACAGCCGCGCCACGATCCCGCTGCCCGGTGTCATGTCGAGGAAGCGCAGCGTCGATGTGGAAGCCGTCCGATAGATGGTCAGTCGGGACGGGTCGAGCATGACCGGCGATTGCTCGCCGGCCGGGTACTCGATACTGAGGACACGGGATGCGCCGTCCACGAACCCCGCCGGCAGGGCGAAGTCGTAAGCGCTCCCGTCGCCGGTTATGTCCACGATGATGGAGCGTGGCACGTCCACGTCATACTGCGCCAACGACTGCCTGACCGCCTCAGTCATGTCCGGGGCCGGATCGGGCGGGATCGTGCTGGCCTTGTCCTGCATTAGCAGGGTGGCCCGCGAGATCGTCGTTGCCAGCGTCAGTGTCATGCCACGCCCCTATACAGCACCGGACGCTTTACGCGTACTGGTATTCGATCATCAGGACGCCGCCGGGTATCAGGAGGCCCGTAGCGACCTTGGTGAACGTGAGATACAGGCTCGCGCCGCTTTCAATCACGGGGGTCCCGACCAGACCGCCTGATTGTGGCACTCCGGCGGTCATGTTGAACCCGCTGACGAAGGCATGTGTCAGCAACACGGTGCTGTCGGCATTGTCTAGCGTCACCGTGACGGTCGTGGTGTTCGTGTCAGCGCCGGTTATCGCCGCGTCATACGCGATGTAGACGCCGAGAATCTTGACGTTGCCCACCGCTGGGGTCAGTGCGCCGTACTGTCGCGTCTCGGTCGCCGTCGCGCCCGCGTGTGACTCAAAGCGGTGCGACGCGATAAATGTCCCCGGCATGTCGTGCAGACTCGTTGTCATCATGTGCTCCTGTCAGGTGTGGCGGGAGGTGACGCCGGTTGCATCACCCCCTTTCAGCGTGTGGACTACGCAACGACCATGCGGTACGTCGCGCGGTGGTCGGCGACCATCACGTACCAGATGTGCCGAATCTTGTAGGTGACCTTATCGGCCGTGAAGACCGAGCCGACGGTCTGTGCGTCCTGGACGAACAGCTCCGGCTCTTCCCGGCCTTGATAGAAGCCGACCTCCAACGTCGGAACGCGGGCCGGGTCGGCGAACGCGTACCAGTCGGTCGCGTCCGCCCACGAATCCACGACAACAACCTGGAGTCCGTTGCTGAAGAAGTTCGGCGCGGTCGCGTCTTGTGCCGACGTGATCGCCACAGCCGACTGTGTCAGCTTGTACGCCTGAATCTCCAGCTCGTTCGGTACCGCGATCACACGCGGCGTGTTCGCCTCACCGAGCGGCAGCCCGTTCTGATTGCCAGACCCGACCTGACTGCGCATTGCGGTACGCACTGCGATGAGTCCCGCCTCAGCAAGCGCCGTCGTGCCGGTGTTGCCGTGCGTCGCGTCGTAGAGCGCCGTCGTGTCATAGGACGCAACCGCGTTGCCTCGGATCGTGGTATTCCAGACCGCGTTGTAGAGCGTGTCGGACGCTGCCTGCCCGAGCTTGCGCGGGATGTTGCGCAGCTGGCGGATATCGTCGTTGGCGATCGCCTCGATCGTCAGGTCTTCCAACCCGCCGTACTTGTCCAGCGAGTCGGTCGCCTCTTCGTCCGTCGGAGTGGAGAGCGGCTGATACGGCGCGCCCTGGTTGACGACAGACAGGAAGTCGTAGCCGCCCCAGCGCACGCGGCGCTGAATGCGGAAGTCGTTGACTGGCACCACGTCCGAGATTGCGCGCCACGTCTGTCGGTCTGGCGTCGCATACTCACGCAACATCGACCGCGTGATCGAATCCCCGAGCATTGCGCCGAAGGTGCTGGATTGGATGGATTCGGCGAGGAACTCATCATCGCCCGCGAAGGCGACCGCCTCAGCGAGGACAGCGCGGTTCATGCCGTCTGAGATGTAGTCCCAGCGTCGGTCGCCAGTGACGGCGATGTACGCCTGCTTCAGGCTTGTGAATGGCCGGACGCCTTCAACGACGCGCCCCTGCACCATGCCGTCCAACGCGTGCTGCTGCTTCTCGCGTTCGTCCGTGCCTGGCACCACGCGGCCCAGCCCGTGCGGCTGCACAGCCGCCATATCTGCCGCGATCGTGCGGTCGCGGTCGATGCGCTTGTCAAGATCGGCAGCCTCGAATAGCCGTCCGTCGAAGTCCTCAGCGATTGCCGCCGCGACCTTCTCTGGCAGCTTCGACTCGGACAGCTTCACGGTCAGCAGCGCGCGGCACTCGGAGAGCTTCACGCGCTGTTCGGCGTCCGCCAGCATCTTCGTGATGCGGTCCTCGGCTTCGGTCAGGTTCGGCGCGGGAGTCGTCGCCGGCGCGGCCGGCGGCTGTGCCTCAGTCAGTGCGGCCGCGATCTCTGCGCCGCCGATGGATTCCTGAAGCTTCGCCAGCTCATCCACGCCGAGCGTTTCGCCCCGGCGCAGCTTCGCCAGCATCTCTGTCACGTTCACAATTGCCTCCTGTAGTGGATCGACGGATAGCGAGGGTTGGGAAGCCTCAGCGACAGGAGCGAGGAGCGCGCCCCCGGCAGCCGGACTCATGACGAGATCGACGGACTCGACCTCGTCGATGCTTTCCACCACCCGACCACGACCGGCACGGGGACGGCTACGGAACTTGCGCACTGAGTGGCTAAACCCGAACAGGTCTCGCCCGGTGCGCGCTTTCACGTCCCACGCCTGCAACATGTCGTCACGCACGTCCGGCCGCGAGCGCGCGACCTCATACGTCGCTTCGATGCCGCGATCGTTGGGGGTGGCCTCAGTGATGACGCCCATCTTGTCGGAGAATCCGCGTTTACGGGCGTCGTGTTCGGGGAAGACCGGCACGCCGGAATAGAGCGGCGCGGCCGCGTGCAGGACGGGCAACGGATACTCGTTGCCGTTCTTGCTCGTGCCAGCCTCAATCACCTGGACGCGCCAGCGCCAGCCGTCGGCGTCAAGCGCCTCAAGCAACGCGCCAGCCGCGAACGGCACAACCGTCGCGGCTTCCGGTACGGGGATCGTGGGTTCGGTCTCGTCTATCATGAGCAATCGCCTACCGTTTGGCGCTCGGGGGCGCTCACGTGCAGGCGATCTGGTCGCTCAGAAGTAGGTTGTCTGCTACGTCACATGATAGCGCGTAGCATCGTACCGCGCAACTGTCTCAACTACGTGACAGGGCCAGACTGCGTCATCCACTCGCGCAATTGCTCGAAGGGGATGACGGTGACGTGCCACTGGTTGTGATGACGACTCTTGATGATGATGCAGTCTGCGCGGACTTCCGCGACCGGCGTCTCGCATTCGTCGCAATGCAGCATCTGTCGCTTTGCGAGACGAGTAAGGTTCCCCATCGCGGCAAGCATTGACGGCTCCTTGTGTATCACGGCATCACCAGCCGCAGCCGGCAGCGGCACTGCACGGCTTCACTGGCCGGCAACGTCGGATCGTGGGGATACTGCGCGGTGACACCGCCGCCCAGGTCGAACGCGGCGTCGAACGGGATCGGACGCGCGTTCGTCTCGCGACTCAGCGCCATGTGGTTCGGTCGGCTGTTCGTCCGTTGGTGGGTTGTGAAGCCCGGCGACGTGGTGGCGTGCTCCCAGACCTTCAGCGTGCCAGTGAACCGCCCGGCGACTTCCGCGCCCTGTTCGGCGTAGGCCATGCTGCGCGCCCGTGAGACCTCGGTGCGCGCGATGGCCTCCGCACGCCGTGCGATGGTGCCGAAGACCGACGGCTTCGTCAGGTTACGCCCGATCCGGTCGATCAGTGTCGTTGTCGGGATGCCACCCATCGCGGC